TGGTGATAGACCTTTACGAGCGTCAATCTGTCCACCTTTTGTGAAGTCGATAGGCTCTGCAACTGTCTGCATGAAGTTAGCAAATACGTTTGTAACTTCGCTTACTGAACCAATGTCCTTTAGATCAATGTCGTTAATTGCTGAACCGATAACAGTATAAGCAACCCCGTCATGTGCTTGAGCGGTAGAACCACCAGCACCACGTGCAACAACGTCAATTGTCGTTCCGCTTAATACAGTTTTAACTACTACGATCTCAGTACCAATAGAAAGAACGAGTCCTTTAATTAGTCCGACCGTAGAAACTACAGGAAGAGCAGTTGTATCGCTTGTATCAACCCAGTCGCCAGTTGTTCCAGCACGTTGAGTCTCAGAGCGAGAATACACATCAAATTTACGGTTTGATTCATTTTCTGTAAAGTCTCCAAGGTCATTCCAGAAACGACCAAGGTTTACAGGGTTTTTTACAGCACTTGCCGCAACAAGTACGATAGGGTCAGCGATAGAATTTGCATCGCTCATGTCAGTCAGTGTTCCAGTTTCAAAACTCATAATTATTCTCCGTTATTTTTCATTTCGTTCGCAAGCGTTGACAACTCAATCGACTCTTGACGATTTAAAGTCTCACCACCTTGCTGTTTTTTTAGCAAATCATTAAACTTGGCTCTATTGTCCATTGGCGCACCATTTGCACCATGTGCATGGTCAGAACCTGTTTGCTTTTGCCAACTAGGCATGGAAACATTAAGTTTCGCAACAGCTTGTTCTCTGTTTAATCCTGCTTCGATGCCGAGCGTTTTATTCTCGACAGTCAAATAGGAATTATCAGCTTGACGCTCAAAAAGATTACCACCGATAAGTGAGATCTCTTTTCCTACCGTTTCGCTAAACTCAGATTTAAACCCGTTGATAAACTCATTTTTCTCGTTTCCGTGGATCGTGTTTTGGAATCCTGTAATCTGTTCGTCACGCTCTGCAAGTTGCGTTGTCAGCTGTTCAGTTGCCACCTTCACTTTAGTTTCGACCAGTTCCTGTAACTTCGCAGGATCAGCTCCGTCTTTTAGTTGAAGTTCTACAACTTCCAATTTACTCTGAATTTCTAGTTTCCCTTGCTTCTCGGCTTTTAACAGTTCTTTTACTTCGCTCAATTCCGTATCGATGTGCTTTTTCGCACCTAGAACTTTGTCAACATCCTCTTGAGTCTTTACGTCAATCGAACCACTGAAAACAAATTTCCCTTCTACTTCCTTGAATGAATCTTTGAACTCTTGAGGGACACCCTCTGCCGAATCATACGAACTTTTGATAATCATAACACTTTCCTTTTGAGGGACACCCTCTATTAAATTTGTTGATTCCGAAAACATTTCAGCATCATTATTTTTAATATAGCACACTTTTACTATTGACAAAATCAATATACAAGACGCAAAAAAAGCTCAACCATTAATTAAAATGATTGAGCTTGAAAGGTTGGATTTAAAATCGAGGCTTATTGTATTGCTTTTATAAACTCCCGAATCAAATCCCCTTTGCCCTGCACCTCTAAGATTTTGAGTATCGGCTTTCTGAATAGGTCGCCTTGTTTGATTTGTTTTAGGTATTTGCTTACTTGCGGTTGTGCAAGTCCTGTTGCTTTGCATAGTTCGGTTTGGGTCATAGCTTGCTCTTTGAAAAGTCTATCATATGAAAACTACTTGAAGCTCTGTTAATAATACTTTTAAACTGGTCAAATTTAATCAGCTTTTTCTCTTGATCTAGCGTTGTCTTGTACAAATCAAAAGCTAAATCATCAATACTATCAAATCGTTTTCCCTCTCCAATGTGATTATTTATTACGTGTTTAAAATCGCCTTGAACCTCTGCAAACTCCTTCCTATTCATACTGTCCTCCTTCAATTAGTGATTCCTTGAACAACTCTATACTACCAAACGGGCAATTATCATCATCTACTGTAGCTATGAGCTCACCCTCTATAAATACACTCAGCTCGTTTTCACTTGTAAATATGTCTATTGTAACATGATCCATTGGCTTTTCGTTTAATGTTATCGCGCATGCCATATTTACCTCCTTATTGGTTTTAACAAAATCGCCTTCCAAAATCAATCAACACTATCCTTCTTATTTCTGAATTTGGCGGGACGGTATTGACATTTTGATACACATTGTACTTCTTTGTTTTATATTGACAAGGTATTACAACACCTCCTTTTTTGTGAATGTAAGGTTCTTCAATTATTAATTGCTCTCTATACATACTATCGCCTCATTGGTTGTGGGGGCTTTCGCCCCGTTGTTATTAAATATTCTTTTTAAGATATTCTGCAAGTAACTTCCTATCTCGTGGTAGGTTGAACGGCTCACCGAGTCTTGTGTTTCTTGACCTAACACCTGCAAGACTAACAAATACTTGTTCTGTTCCGTTCGCCATATCATAAACTCTAACTATGCCCTCTGGTTCACCTCCATCATCTTCTGACTTGTAACAAAAATAAATAGCAGATTCTCTTTTATCGTTTTCGTCTTTTACATCGTACACTTCGCTAAATACTTTGTTTAGTTTAGTTTCAATTTTCATTTCATTGTCCTCGTTTGTTATTTAGTGTATATAACCAATATTATAGCAAAATTAATATAAGTCAATAGTTTTTATAATTATTTTTATATATTTGTTATAAGTACACAAAAAAGCCCCACTGTTTAAAGTGAGGCCTAGTCGCTTATTCCTTGTCGGGTCTTACTTAAATTCTTTCTCGTATTCTATGAATTTCTTTTGATCTGATTTAGAAAGATCGCTGAAATAATCCTCTTTACCTATCCTGTTTAAAAAACTATACTTTGATTTAAAACTCAAATCATTGATAGATGATCTATTTGCAACCTGCGCAATTCGTCTACTCCAATTTGGCTTAATCATCTAGCACCTTCAATATTGATCTATTTAGTATTATAAGTTCATTATCCTTTACGCTTCTTATTGCGTCATATCCATTTGACGTTGCTAGTCTACCTACATCACTTATCACTAGAGAAAGTCCGTCTTCACCAGCCTTACCTAGTATTTTTGCATATTCAGATTCAAACAACTTGCTTGCGTCTTTTAAATCAAGAACTTTTGCATCTTTAGGTACAGCTATAGATAGGACGTTTTTTCCATAACTATTTGCAGTATTTAAAGCATTATCACCAAAAGCCGAGTATGTACCATTTCCAAGCCTTCCTATCCCCCCGTAATAATTACCACTCTTAAATTGTTCTTTGAATTTACTCTCAGTAACGCCTCGATAAACTATATCGTGATCTTTTGATAAGTCTCCAAACGACTTTTTACTTACAAGGCTAGGTTTTTGTGTGAATCCTTGCTGTTTAGCCATATCTTCCAAAATAACATCCTTTGTGCTATTTCTGCTTTTAATCATCTTCTCTTCAAAGGCTATTGGGTTTTTATTTGCTTGCTTGTATTCATTGAACTCAGTTATGCTAGTGTTCTTTGCTTTGAAAGTTGGTTTCTTGACATTTGGCAATGCCTTACCTCTAGAATTGATACCAGCCTTTTTGAACGCATTCTTATCTAATTGGTATAATTCTTTCGTTGTGTAACTTTTCCCAGTAGGATCAACAAATCTTGATAATGGTGTTCCGTTTCTAAATAACTCCGCCTTGGTTCGCCCTAGTGCTTCATTTTGAAATGATTTACTTTGGGTCTTCAACCATTGCGAATAATTCATTTTATCTGACACTTGACCGATAGCTTTCTTCTTCCATGCGTCACGCTCTTGCTTTATGGTTGTACCGTTTTCTCTTGCATCTCGCCTGAAATCTTTCTCACGTTCTTTTCTTGTTCTAGTGTCGCTCACGTATGGCCTAGTCGATTCAATATCAATACCATCAATAAATGGAACGTATGTTGATCGGCAGTTAATATGAGCTGGCAATGAAGGTTCATACCCTTGTTTGTATATATTGCCATCACGACTTGCACAAATGCTGCTTGTACGTCCATCCAAGGTTGCAGAGTACTGTAACTTGTCAATTGTATCACTATTCTCTTCAAACAGCATCCGCTTACTTTCATTCTGAACGCCATTTATCGTGGTTCTTACCACACCGCTATTCGTATTATTATTATTAATATAATTCCGCGTATCTTGCAGGATCCCATCTGTATAATCAAGTTTAGCACTACCAAATATCGACCGCTGAATTTGCGCCCGAGTTAATCCACTATCGAGTCCATCCGCAACCGTTGTCATAATTCTATCAGTGTCGTCAACCGATAGCTTGGAATAGATCTGGTTGAGTGTTTTGCCCAAGAACGGTTGACGCTCCACCATCTTTGCAATTGATGCTGCAGAACTCAAAGCAAGTGATCTACCGCCTAAATCCTCAACTCCATTTGCAAACCAAAGCTGTTCTTTTGTGGCGAGTTCAATCATGTCGGTCTGATACTTCGCGTCTGCGTCCATTATTGCACCACCGCGCAATTTATAAACCTTATTGCGCAACACCGCTAAATCATCCTGCTGTTTCTTCGTGAGTTTGTATAGCTCGTTTTTCTCCAGCCATGACTCAAGCTCACCACGTAACTGTGAATTGTTTTTGTTAATGATTGCTATTTGTTCAGCGCCTAGTTGAGGCACAAGGCGCTGCAAAAAGACCTGGTGCCTTATTATTATACTCTCAAGTGTGTCAGCCATTAAAGACTAGTCCCTTGTTGCTCTTCAATCTCCTTCACTAACTCCTCATCGTCAAGAATATCCGCGACCGTCAACCCTTGCTTTTTCAAGATGTTAAAGAAGGCCTCCTGTGACATGCTCCCGCTACGAACAAGTAGTTGCATTTTAACCAAATCATCGGCCGTATAAGCAACATCACTAAACGATGTGTTAGCTTCGATATTCACATCATCAGGATTATCACCGACCCATTCCGCACCGATTTTTAGCAACTGCTCAACACCTTCAGCGCATGTATTAGCAAGCGTTTTCAATGATGCTGTGCTTGTCTCAATTCGAGTAGCAAGAGCAATACCAGATTCGACGCCTTGATTTTTGAGATTGAATCCTAACGATTCACAGATATTCGTCAATCGTTCAACATGTTTTAGCGACGGCTCTGTTCCTTCAACTCCAGCGGTTAAATACTTCCCGTCAGCCTCAGAAGCATTGGTGATAATTGCCGTTCCATTTCCAGTGCTGTAGTGATTGTTTTCATCGACTCCAGTTAGCATAAGCGTAGACTTTCCACCCCAGTTGATATTGTCACTGTATAGCGCTGTTGCTTGAAACAATCTGATCGAAGCGTCTGACAGTGATTCAAGGTATGGTTCCTCAAGGTCATAACCCAATCTAACAACATTAATTACAATGAATGGGATTTTGTCGATTGTTTTCTCTTTGACGAAAGGTCTGTTGTACGAGCCATCAACAAATCCATCATCTGCAAGCCCTAAATCCTCATATTTACAATCCTCGTTTGTGGTCTTGTACTGCGAGTAAATCCCGTCTTGTTCAATGTAGAGAATTAAGAATACAGGTTTTTTATCAATAATCTCATCAGTTGCCAGCTTAACCCAATCCGCGACTTTCTCACCCTTGTCATTCATAACCAAATGCCAATCTTGAATCGTCTCAGCCTTGTAGATTCCGATGTTGAATGGTTCTACCGATGTTCCACCAGCGTTAAGATACAGCCCAATCCGAGAGACAACCATTTGCTCAGAGTTCGTGATATTCATAACCTTGGCAAGGCTTTCCATGTTCGAGGTCGCGTCGTCTTTCATGTACTCAAGTGATGCAGGCAAATCAATTTGTGGAGGTTGATTTTGAATCATTCCAAGCCCTTGGTCGTGCGTCTCTTGCGGGTAACCGTACCAATCAGCATAAAACAAATAGTCACTGTATCGTTGCTGTCCGAATCTATGTCTCCTCATACCTTCAGAAGGTCGCATGTATTGAGCGAATCCCGAGAACATTGATAAATTACCACAGTCTGGTTGAAATTTCCCGCTTGATTGATTATACGCTTTTTGCTTCATGTGCTCAGAGTCAAGCATGGTATCGCGCATCTTTTCCCAGATGGGTATGTATTTTGATAATTTCGGATTCATTGGCTTTGTTCCTTGAATTAATTGTATATTGATTTGATTAATATAGCATTATTAAATAATATACAAAATCAATGTCAAAAGGCACAAAAAAGCCCGCTTAAATTAATAGGCGGGCTTTGGATCCGGGCAGGGCACGTAGTTCAAGGTATTATCATTCAGACTTAGCGGTTACGAATGACAGAGCCTCGGAGTTATTTGAATATAGCGGACTGCGCGAAGGTTAGTATTGTTCTGCGTTTGTCGGCAGTCAACTCTCTATATACCGCTAAGTAATAATCTGTTGTCGCATGAATAAAACCTAATCCTACCGCTACAGTTTCAACCTGTGGAATCGTACACTGAATTCGAGGTACGTGTTTTGTGTCCTCGATAATCGCGCAGGTATTCAATTGAATTATGAGTGATAGAATTAGCATGTTTTAATATTGGTTTATTTGGTTATGATTTCAACCTAAATTAGGTTATTTTTTGTAGCACGTTTAATTTAGTTTTGATGCGCTACAGAACGTATTGCTTTGCAACTCTAGTCACATGACCAATCTCGTTTATTGCTTTTTTTAACTCAGTTATAACTCCTTTCTGCCTCAACACCTCTCCATTAATACACTCTATTTTGTTATCCTTATCAGCAAATAAAAAACGGTTATTTTCCAATTTTTTCTTTAATTCTTCAATCTCATTGTGTAACTCTTGGTTTATATCGCATAATCCTTTGTAGCTTTTTCTTGATTTAGCAATCTCTTCATCTTTAATCCGCAACATTGTCATAAATTCATTGCGATTGAATTCTATTTGCTTATGTTTTACTTTGAGTTCCTTGTTTAATTCTTCGATTTGATGAATCATTACAATTCGCTCACCCTCTTTACTTCCGATTAATACCGCTTCCTTTGGGGTATCTTTCAAATCTTCAAAAGATGGAAAGTTATGTGTGTGGATTTGAGGTTTAACAGAGCTATTGTCATTTATTGCAACATCAACAGGAGTCACCTCGCCTGTTTTTAGGTTGAGTTCGGGGAGGTTCTTTTCTTCAAACGCATTATAACCTTCATTTGTTGAGCGGTAGGAGCACCAAATATATAATGGTAAACGTCGGCTCATGTTTGCTAATTCTTCGTACATTTCTTTTGAATTAATACTAACTTTATAATTTGGATTAACAGCAGATGTTTGATTCTTTATCACCTCCCGCGCCTCGTCGCAGATTAGTTTGACTGGGCGGATGTTGTTGTTCTTATAATATCTATACGAATCCACACAACAAACGTGTCCTTTTTTATTTTCAGCCAAACCGATGTAATCAGCTTTTGTCCACTCTTGACTCATCATTGTATCTCCGTGATAAACCTCCACCTCTTGACCATTCTCAAACTCTTGCATTTTGTTCTCCTGTTTTAATAAATAATAATTACTGCTATAATCTGAATTACACACATAGCCATGATAGAAAACTTTTGTTTTTCACTCATCCCCACACCTCCTAAAATAAAAAAGCCCCACATATCCGAGGGAGGATAATAGGGGCGTAAATTCGTTTATTATTCAATCCCTCAATTGAAATAGTTGTAGCTCCTTTTTTGGTAGAAGGAATAACTAATTGAGTGTTCATGTTTTTAACCACATATACTAACTCAACACCCCTATCTTAACACGCTTTTCTCGCCCTGTCAATAGGTTTAGCAATAATCTTGGGATCTGGTGGTGATAACCTCTTCTAAAAAGTTCTCAGCTATTGCGGTTAATACGTCAGGTGCATCATCATGGTCATTTGCTCTGAATAACTTCTTGAATTTAATTACGTCTTTGTAAAAGTCTGGCCACTTGGACTCCCAACCAATAGGCATTATTATACGCTCTTGTACTGTCGCACTATTTGAGATGATGCGAGCCTCTTTGTTTTCAGACTGGTGATACCAATCAACAACACATTGTTTATTGAAATAATCACATTTAAGTAAATCCTTTACTTTCCTAGCAAAGTTCTTACCACCATTATTACTTTCTATGTCTGACTTTCTAACACCACCATCATGTAGCATTTTGGCGGTCAAAGGTTCTGTTTCTTCCATTCCTTTCTGAGTATAAATAACATCCTTAACATATGCATAACCGCTTTTTGACTCATCCCAGTTTACAGAACATAGGTAATCATCTCCTGCATCCGCTGTGTCTGTGTTATTGCGTTTAATTAATATGTCATCTGGTAACTTCTTATATGTTTGAAATCCGTTAGAATAAAGCAACCCTTCTTTATTACTTGGGTTTCCCTGATGTAATGAATCAAACATCAATGGGTCTTTAGCTCTGGAACGCTCTAATTTAGGCAGTGAGTGCCGTTCTGGCCATAACGCTTCACCTATCTCGCGTTTATCTATCTCTGTTGGCTCTGTTGTCTTGATAGCTTCAAAATTAATCTTAAACCAAACGTCTTGATTTTTATATTCTTCAATATCATCAAGAGACTTTATATTTATCACTGGCTCTTTAGATTCTACAAAGCCAACCAAATCATCTTCATCCCATCTCGTAAATACTATTAATTGCTGTGAGTCGTTGTGCAGCCGTGTGTCTGCTGTGGAGTTGTACCAATCTTTTACATTCTCACGTATTAATGGAGACTTAGCCTCTTTCCAGTCTTTGTATAAATCATCCATTAAAAGAACATCAACAGGATCACCAGTTAAGCCACCTTGGTAACCTACGTTCTTTAAGAATCCATCATGTCCGACTATCTCCATTTCTTCGGCTGTATTAGAATACTGTGATTGTTTCCCTTCTGGGGTTAATCGCCCAAATATTTTAATATACTTTTCATCAGCCAATAATTGCTTTACTTTTCGCCCAAACTTACGTGCTTTTGTGGCTGAATAACAAACGGTTGCTATTTTTAAATCGGGATCGCGTCCAATCATCATAGCAGGAACATTAATGGATGAGCCTTGAGATTTACCGTGTTGAGGTGGACATGATATAATAAGTTTCTTGATACGTCCATCAACGAACGCATCAAGAATAGAGTAATAGTTTTTATGGAATTGTGTATCTTGGAATTTTGGCATTGTGTAACGCGCAAAGGCTAAATTATAATCCTTTGCATATTTAATACGCTCATCATCCTGTATCTTTTGAGCTTCTACTATTTTACTTGTAGTCGTCAAACTCTTTTTGCCTTTTAACTATATTGTTTATAGCTTCTCTTTTTTGATCTTCTGTTAATTCAATCTCTGTATTGTAGTTAGTATTATCAACCTCAGTCTTATCCTTCCATCCCATATTTTTTAGGGCGAAAATGGATCCAGTACAAGCTTTACCATCAAGCCTTCTTTCATAATCAGCCTCAACCATCATCTTAGCTCTTTTTATAGTGTAAGTAAACTCTGGCTTTTTCTCGTACTCATATATAGACTCTCTACTACAAAACCCCAAGGCTAATGCTAATCCTGTTATCAAAGCAGGGCGGTATTGCTCAACACCATCTCCATCTACATAAACAAGCCCTTCAAAGTAACTTGTTATTAAATCTTGCATCTCTTCTGCTGTCTCAAATTTTGGAGGTCTACCACCTGCCATACCTACACCTCTTTAAAATTGGAGCTACATACAGGAATCGAACCTGTGTCCCTAGCAAACTATGGGCTTGCTCTACCACTGAGCTAATGTAGCCTGTTATATTTATAAAATTAATCTACCTAATGTGCGCCTTGCCCGCCCCGACCTAAGTACTGTTTCCGTTTGTAATTTAACCCCTCAACTATCCTTTGTCAAATTTGGCTAATTCAGCTAACATCTCCTCAATCCTACAATCCTTCATCTTAATGGTGTTCAGCAATCCGCGAATAGTTGCATTGGTTAACGCGTTGTATGCCGTGAACATTAGCCCTAACAGAATTAAAGTTCCAACAAAAAAATAAATCATCATACCTCATCCCCACACACAGGACACTCGAATTTATTAGCATTAAAACGTGCTGTCATTATCCAAAGCGGCACAACAACAATCGTACTCAACCAAAATGTAAGCAGACCAGATATAACCCACATCAGCAAAAAGCCAAAGTGAGCCGCACAACCTATATTTGGCTCATCCCTCACAGCTCTTACATTGCGATCACAATATTCGCACCATCTTTGTTCAGTTGACATTATTCACCAACCTTGGTAATATTATAACAAAATTCCTGCGCTCTCTTTTCCTGCTCCTCGAAGAACTCATGCATCCCGTTTATCCTGTCATAACAATCCTCAAGCTCTTGCTCTAGCTCTTTGATTCTGATTTGCTCTTGGGTTTCTTGAGGCTTAATGCGGTAAACAAGAATATCAACATCTTTAATAGTTGTCATGTGGTGTATAAACTCGGTTAAATCGCTATGTTGAATTGGTAACCATTCTTCATGATGATTATTATACTCAATGTTTTCAAAATCAGATTCTGTTAATTCGTTTAATGTTTTTCCATCAATCAAATAGTCATCATACCCATCACCATTCCACTTCTTACCATTCTTCATCTCTTCAAATTTGAGCTGTTTGATTTGGTCTGGTGTGGCTTTTATTATATCGTACTCAGCTATCCATCTGTTAACTTTAAAGTCAAATTGACTCAAGCTGTTAACTCTTGATAATCCATGAAATACACCTTCTTTAGTTGGGTCACCAAGCCTTCCGAAAACATTAGTATTGTCACAATACCCCACCACGTCCCCACGCTTAAACTTAGGCTTAACGCTATCAAGCTCTTCTTGGGTTGCAGGGCGGAAAATCTTAGAGTATGAACCAAATGAACACTCGCCAAGATACTGTCTTATTTGTGGATTTTTTGTGCAATCATCAGAATAATACCACTTCCCCTCTTTCAGCTTTAGGCGGTAGGCTATAGAATTATATATTCTACTAAACTTTACGGCAGGATCCCATTTTTCATCGAATGCAATTAAATCCGACAATAGTTCACTCCTAAATAACTCCTGCTCTTCATCACTCAACAATCCAAACGGTACTTTATTTGTTAACATGTTCATTTTTCTAACTCCTTCACCTAGTTAATTAAAAAGCCCGCTTACATCTAATCGAGGTGAAGTCGACTAGCGCAAACGGGCTAAACTCAAATATCTTATTCAGCCCTTCACCTGCTGTTATTATCTTCTACTAGCTTACATTGTTTACTAACTATTGTCAATAAGCAAATTATCAATTTCCTCAAACTCTATCTCAATTCGCGGCTCCAATCCCCATAGCTTTTTTGTATCTGCATTATGACAAATTAATTGATCAGCCTCATACACAATCCCGCTCAACGCATCAATTAAGCCTTTGAATAGATTATCTGTAACATCTGGCTTCGTTGTCTTATAAATATAGCCACCGCGCTCTAAATGCTCTTTTTCTGCCTTTTTAAATCCTTTCAAACTCTTGCTAAAAACAAACACAGCTCGTTTAATCCTTACCGCACCTCTCATCATTTCAAAACCTGCTGGCAGTTGCGCTATTGCAATATTCTCAATACAGCGTTTCCATCTCGTCACATCTGGCTTTTGATATGCTCGGCCTCTGCTGAATCTACATGATTGAATTGCTTTTGGCTCTATGTTAAATATTAAATTCATGCTTATTTCTTACCTCTCACCCTTCGATTTACGGATTAATCTTACAGGCATAGTTACCTTTCGGAGCTTTCTTTTTATTCTCCATTACTCTGTCGAGGTGCGACTTTTCTTTCTTGTACTCCTCGGTCAATCTTGCTTCGTGCAGAATCTTTTTTAGTTCGCGTTGTGTTTTCATATCACACCTTGGTTATTTGGAATTATCTAACTTTAACTAATGCCTGTGTATACACCATAAAACTATTAGCTGTTTTACACATTGATACACCACCAGTAACGACCCATTCTTTGGAAGCCAATAGCTCGTTTACTTTTGCTTCTAAGTTCTCTCTTCTAATGTTCTCAAGTATCTTATATACTTTTTCCACATTCCACCTCCCCCATAGTTTCCCGATACCCCCCAAACGAATAGGTAATCGGATTAATTTAATATTTCTTTGCGTAACTCACGAGTTCTATCCTAAAACAGGCTTGTTGTAGTGAGTTTCTACAGCTTTCTCCCTGGCCTTTATAGCCTCTTCTTTTGAACTAAAAGCTCCAAGGTGGATATTCTTTCCATTTAGGGTTATTCCTGCCTTCCATTTCTTGATGGCCTTAGGGTAGAAATACACGCCAGTAACTCCAGTTGTGTTTGACTTGTACTTAATCTTATTGAACATATTACCTTGATGAGTTGTGTTCTCTAGGTTGGACTTCTGGTTGTTAAGTGTGTTGTGATCTAAATGATCTACTACAAGTCCACTTGGTGTCCTCATCACTCTTCTATGCATTCTCTCTTGCGTCCAGTTGCCATCTTTATCTTTAACTGTCCTTCTCGCATAAAAAGATAAACTTTTATCACACTTGTAAGCGTGCCATTTGTGTTTGTTTAATTCCTCAAAATCCTCATCGTCGACTAATGCAAATTTACATTGCGTTAACTTAATCTTCTTCATAGACTGGTACTCCATAATAAAAAAGGGTCTCCGCATTGAATAGTACCAGTATTCAACACAAAGACCCTCAAATTATAAACATCGTCGTCTCTGGTACAGACATTTATATAATAACATTGTTTTAATTATATTCAAGTAACTACACGCTCTTGCAGAAAGTCCTTAAACTTAATTACACTCTTTTGTTTTGGTAACTACAAAGCTGTGTAACAATCGGACGGCTTTACGATTCGTATATGTTTCCGATCACTTCAACTTCAAAAACAGCACACATATTATTTTCATCAAAACAACAAAGATAGCAGTCATTATTGCAACCCGTCGTTACCTCAAACATATAATCATTGAACTCAACAACACCATCAAACTCCTTTTCTCTTGATTCTGAAATCTCTAGAACATGAACTTTATCGCCCTCAAAAATAAGAGTACCGTCTTTATCCTTTAATCCAGTGCATTGACCTACAGTCTTTGGCTCAACTGAATAAGCCGTTAACACATTCTCTCTGTAGTTATTTTCGAGTTCTGTTAGCTTAGATTCAAACACATTTATAAAAGAATCGTCTTCATGCCAATTATAGAATCCAGTGCGCCATTCACCAGTTTCTATGTCTCGACCTCTGAATGTCAGTCTATCTTTCATATTTTCTCATTGTCCGAAATACGGACGTAATTAATTAAAAACAAATTCCACCGCGCCAGTGCTCATCTCAATGTGTTAGATTATCGCGATTTCCTTTGAGTTTTCGCTTCCCTGCGTGAATTAACAAATCAATAGGGGTTTGATTATGCCAGTAGTAGAAATACTGGCAACTATGCAGGGTTACAAAAGTTTATGTTAGTTTAAAATATAGAAAGCACGATATTGTGATCTTCTGGGACTTCTGACTTAGCAACTCCGTAAAAATCCAAAACAGAATCACGTAGTTTTTCGTTTCTCTCTCCAGAATAAATTATTATTCTCTCTAGGTCACCATCATAATCACACTCTTCTGTTATATACCCGTCATATACTTCTATATCTATTTCTTCTCCAATTTTACACAAGTCACTTTTGACACCATAGAATGCGCGATTACTACATCCAAATTCAATTTTAAAATATGGAGCTGGGTTAACTATTTTGGCTTTTTTAGGTTCTATATTCATTTAGGTTACCTTTGATTTTGTTTATTAATTATTTTTTCAACTCTATTAGCGTGAATATCTCCGTGACACTCAATGCAACACCAAACTACATCCAATGGCTTGTTGTAGTCATGGTGATGTCCTTCTATATTTTTTTTATCACACCCACATATAGAGCAAACAACAGGTCTTATTATTGTGTTTTTATTTAATTCTTTTGATAGCTTACCTTGCGCTCTTCTCTTGTGTTTGTTCCTTTTCGCCCAACTTCTTTTTGACTCTCTTGATCTTTCTGTCTTTCTGTATTCTTCTTGATAATTTTTGTTTTTATATCTAGCCCCACTTTTCTCGTATCTCTTCTTTTCATAGTCTTTATAGTGTTCTACATTGTCAATCCTGTTTTTCTTAACTTCTTTTTTACTACACTCTTTACATTTGTTTAAGCGACCATCTTTCGTTTGTGGGTGTTTGTAAAACTCACTTAATTCTTTTTCTTCACCACACTTAAAACACTTTTTCATTCATCCTCCTTTTATTAAAACGGTATAACTCACAGTAATACCGTTTTAATAAATATCAATGCTTAAAACGGTATAGAATCTTCCACTTCAATATTTCCAGCTAAATTTTGCACTGGTTGCTGTGGAGGAGCCATGTTCGCTGGCTGTTGTTGATATGGTGCTTGCGGAACCTGTGGCGCATATTGTGGTTGCGCGACTGGTTGCGGTGTAGCGTATTGCTGAACTTGAGGTTGCGCTACGGGTTGTTGCGGTGCTACTGCGTTAACTGGTTGTTGAACCTGTGGCTGTGCAATCTGAGCTTGTGCTTGTTCTTGCGTTCCAAATGCAGGTGCAGGAGCTGGCTGTTGCGGTTGCTCGCCTGCGTTCTCAATAAACGAACCTGCCAAGCTTGTAAAGTAACGCCCTTCCCATTCGCGGCAATTGATAAACCCAGACACCTTAACCATTTGCCCGACTTGGTGACTCTCTGGGCGAGCAATCTTCTCACCGCTCCACTCAATACAAACTGGATTTACATATTCACCGTTTTGCTCTGATAAAATTAAATTACGCTTTTGGAATCCTTTCTGTCCAAATTCTTCAATCGCTCCGATATCTGTTATTACTGCTGTTATCTCAAATTTCATTTTTCTACTCTCCTCGTAATTGTTTAATTATTTTATTCAAAATTACCATATCACCAAATGCAGTTGCACTATGTAAGCATTTACTCAACTCATCCGCAATAACCATATCCCTTTCATCTCGATCAGAATCACACAAATTGCTGTGCATCTGATTTTCTTCCTGATTCTGTAACTCCTCCGCCTGCTCTCTAATCTTCAACCGCTGAACATCTCGACCTCGTTTAAGTATTCCATTTTCTCGAAGCAATAACTGGCATTGCTTGCACGCTATTTCTTCAAACTTTTCCATTTTCACCTCCTTTATTGTCGTCAACTATCACAATTCGCCTACCTGTAGCCTTTAAAACAAGGCTAACACGCTTCGGCACAAATGACAAGGTTCTAATCGCCTTTAGAATTTCGCTGACGTGGCTTTGCGCTATTCCTGTTTTCTCTGTTATTTGTTTTTGGGTCATAGTTTAGCTCCCGTTATATTTTGTTGCTTCTTTTAAGAGTTCGATAACTTCTAGTGCTTCGCTGAATGTCATAACAACCCTCGAACACGATTCGTCATCTTCAAAATCTGAACCCTGCTCGATGTAATAAAACATCTGCTTTGTTCTTCTGCCTAGATTGCTCTCTTCTTTTACAACTCTCGTTAATCCAAGTTTTTCACTTTCAAAAGTTTTCATATATCTTTTATGCTCGCTTTAAATGGGTTATCAACATCTCTAGTTATGCAGAATGAAATTTCATATTCATTGTTTTTGACTGGCTTAAAGTAAACAAAATTTCCTTTATGAACTCGACAAGATGAATCTGTTATTTCAATAGTTCTATTTTCTACGAATTTGATCAATTCTTCTTTTGTTGATTCTGTTTCACCAATAAAGATGGAGTGAGTTGTTTCAACTTGCCTTCTCGATGCGCAGTTCGCATCAATTAATGTTTCAGTTTTGACAATTTTAATCACATTGAACCTAATATCTTTCAGCGTGTGGTCTTTTGATTTGAATTTAATTTTAGTTAACATTTTTAACCCTCTAGTTTTTTAATTTAATTTCAATAGAACAACCGCAATCTCATTTTCTTTCTTTTCGTTGATTACCACGGCTTTGTTTTTTAATGAGCATTCAATAAGCATTGAATGCTCTAGGTTAACTCTTTAAGCAGAAAGTGACTTTTTAAGACGCTCGAAGCGCATTGGAGATAACTTTAATTCGGAAACACTTAAAGCAATATTGAAAGATTCAATAGCGTGTGATGTTGTTTGTGTTGACAACTTTTTTAAAACGTCAACAAGTATAGCTATTGATGATTTGTTTAGTTTTTCTTTTAGTGCTGTTAGTTCGTTGGTCATTTTCAATTCTCCGTTTAGTTTGTATTAACATCTTGTTTATACCTCTAATATTATCCCGTTATTCGGTATATCAACACATCAAACTAAAAAAGATTGAAGAAAGTTTGAGCCTATATCCCAAGATGCTTATTCTTGTCCAAGATCGCCGCGTCAAGCTCATCAATCCGCGCTAAGTCACTGTCGCGGGGCACATAAACAATTCCATGCTTTCTGAGTTTGTCGTGTTTTTCTCTCATATCACTGAGCTTTTCATGTCTCTCGATTTCAAGCCTATACAGTGTTTTCATTCTCAATATCTGCTTTCTTGTCGCACTTTTCACAGTAATCAAAACCGCGCTTGATTATGATTTTGGTTGTCTGATTTTCGTGACCACACTCACATATCCACCATCTTGTGATTCTTTCGTATGTTTTAGTCATTCACATATCCTTTTAAATTTCTGTTTATAGTTTTGCTGGTTAAATTTTCGGTTGTTCTCTTTTTATTGGATCATCTGATTCTCTATATCCTTTCATCTCTACAAAATCAACAGCCGGAACCTTCAAGCCAAGATTAACACCGCTAAACTGTGAACCTAGTCTTTGCTTCTCATTGTAAAATTCAGTGTGAACCATTCCGTTTTCAGCTTCTACACCATCTTTTTTATACAGGAACGATATTATATGCCCTTCTTGCTCAAGTGCAGACGCTCCTTTCAGATTGTTTAAATGAGGTTTCCCGTTTATGTCACGATTAAGCTGTGCGAGTAGAACACCTGCAACCTTGTGTCGTTTATACATGGCGTTTAAACCTTCTGTATTGTGCTCAATGATTTCATGCTTTGGCGCGTTCTTCATCCACCTTGGAGCTTTCATGTTCTGAATATAATCAGTTACGTGAAAATCAATTTGCCCATATCTGTCAATTATATCAGCCGTGATTTCGTCAATCTGTGAAAGATCATGGATATAATCATCACACCCAAAGAAGTGTATGTTTTCCCACACCTTAGCAAACATTTCATACGCTCGAATAACGCGCATTTGAAGATTACTATTAAGTTCATCCCAGTTAAACTTGAACTCGTTATACGCAACACCAGTCTCCTGAGCAATCATTCTCTCAAATAGTTCCTCCTTGCTTGATTCCTTAACAAAAAAGATACACCGTTTTCCTGCAAGTATCGCATTTCTAACAACTGTTAATCCCATTGCTGTTTTACCGTGACCAGGCTTTGCACCTATAATGTGCATTTGACCGCGCTCGTGTTGAATGCGTGAATCAATAAACTCGACACCGTACTCAACTAACTTATCTTTGTTCGTTCCTTCTCTTATCCCTGTTAAGCTGTTTTTCATCATATCTTTTGATGTTTTGCGCTTTCTACGCTTTCCGTAGGTTAATGAATTTGTAGTCTCTAGTAGGAACTTTTCCGACTTGGTTACAACGTCATCACCTCGAGTCATATCATTAATAAACTCTTGAGCGTTATTAATCGCATCCCTACGATACGCCAATAATTTCAAATCATTAATCTTATAGCTCATCTTCTGGTTAGTCTCGAACTTATAAGTCAAAATGTCAGTCAGAGCGTCATCGCTCACCAAACTGCGGCTAACCAAGTGCATAGGGCTTGCAAGTGTGTTTTGCTCAACACATGAATTAATTGCACTGAATACCGCTTTTGCGCAATCATCAAAGAAGAAAGATTCACTCATATCATCAATGAATTTTGCCTGTAATTCAAACTTCTCAATGTTTAGTAATTTTCCCAGTACTGTTTTCTCTAGCTCTATGTTGTGCGGTTGAATCATATGCTTACCTTTGTTGAATTTCCAATTCTGTCTATTTCGTCCATCACATCGCGATAGTTACTAGCATCTATGTCGATATGTGAAAGCTCTTGTAATCGTTCACAAGTTAACCGCAATAGCTTCTGTGCTATCTTTCTACCGTTCTTCAAGTCGCGTTTATCAGCGTAGTGGTTCATTAATTCGATTAATTGTTTTTTATTCTGCATAAGGATTACCACCTTTGTAGTAACCTTGTTTAGCCCAATTTGATAACAACCCGCCAACCGAGAACGAATCCCTCTCTTGGAATTTTAAGTTTCCTTTTTTTGTAGGTGCTGTCATGTCGTGAAAGAAGTATTCTAAATATTCTCTTGAATAACCTTTACCATGGCCTTTAGCTCTATTGTCATTTGATTTTATAATCTCATCCCACAGTCGATCTTTATCCCAGTTTGTATATATATCATTTTTTGATTTTTTATCTACATTGGTAATTTCTTGAGGAAATAAATCATCTGTATTATTCTTTAATTCTAAGCTCTTTAATTCTTTAGTAGTCGTTAGAGGTTTGTTGTCAGTTTGTTGGACGTTTGTTATCGGTTTGTTAGCTGTTTGTTGCTGACTTTGGTAAGTATCATAGTTGCAAACAGTTATCTTTGTTGTAATTCGCTTCACTTCTTCAACGATAATCATCCCATCATTGGTTAAATGTTTAAAAAATGTTCTTACTTTTTGGACGCTCCATCCTTTTCCAAACATCTTACACCAGTTTTTTATCGAATATGCCGACTGGCCTCTATTACAAATTACTGGTGTTCCACTAAATACAAAACCCTTTTTCTCGTGATTAACTTCCATTAATATAACCACCCAAGCCTTGAAGTATTGGTCATTATCAAAAACCCAATTCCGTTGTATTGAACGATGTAGTTTTATCCATCCCGACATAATTACTCACCTATTTGTTTTTCTATCTCTTTTAAGAGAGATTGTGCCACACAATGAGGAACCACAATGCCTTTTATAAAACAGTTTGATTGCTTTATAAGATTACTATCATCTTCCCATTTGTCTATTGACACTTTCGTCTCAAAATCAACTTGAAGATTAAGTTCTATTATTAATTCTGAGAGAAACTCTGTGAATTCTTTGATTTGTTGCAAGTTTGGTTTTTCCATTGTATACTACTCCTATAATTTGTTCATACGCCCTGTTAGCGCAGGGTTGTTTTTATTTATCTTTCTTTGTTGACTGCTCTAGACGCATCACCATCTCTTGCGATAATGACCGATAATTTTTATCAGCTTCCTTTTGCATCTTTTCTTTAAACTCTTTTGAAACTCGAAACGCTACTGTAATTTCTTTAGTCATAATAGACCTCCTTTGCATATAAAATATATACTTTGTTTAATTTTGCAAACACTACTTACAAATAAAAATGCCACTTTTCTAATGGCCTTGCTTGGGTTGGGTTAATATAGCTTTTCAACTATTTAGCCATAAAAAATCTACATAAAAAAACCCCAAGCGAGGCTGGCGGGCACTATCAAGGGGTATCGAATTTAAAATTGTATGCAATCTACAAATATATTTCTCTAAGCTGTGACGAATGGCATAAATCGAAAGATAAATCAAAGCTATCCCACGGTTTAGCATGTCCTCCGCTGTTGTTTTTGTTTGCGTATTTGCTTTTGCATTTTTTACACTTTCCATATATTGAATCGTAAAAATTAGCTTGATTTGTATCACCGCAGACTTTGCAAAGTTTCATTTTCTTTTTAGCCATTATATAACCTTATTTAAACACCGAACAAATCATGTTCGGTCATTGATGTTTCAGCTTCTTTTAAATTCATTACAGCGACATTATAATATGATTCTTTAAGTTCTGAACCAATAAACCTGCGCCCCATTCTTAGTGCTTGATCTCCTTCTGAACCAATTCCAGTAAATGGACTAAATACTAATTCATCAGGATTACTCCATAACCATGTGGCACGCTCAATAACATCTAATTGCAACGGGCATATGTGGCGTTCATCTTTTCCATCTCTTGCTGATCGGTATTGCAGTGTTCTGCTTTGGTTTATATCCATCCATACGGGAGAAGCGTAACGTCTCCATCTTTCATGGCTTAGATTTCCATGCAGTGGTTCGTTTTCTCCTGCAAATGTATCGAGACCAGCATCATGCGCAACTGGTATTACGCTGTCACCTTTCTTGCGCATTGCTATTAGGTAATCTGGAATACCTGCTCTTGATTTAAGGCTATCTTTACAAAGTTGTTTATGCATTAATCCGTGTGCTTTTGTTCGTGTTGCTTCAACTAAAGGATCTTTCCATATACAGTGCTCTGAGTGAAAAATAAAACCCTCATCCTCAAACATTTTAATTAATTGACCTCGGAAGTTTTTAAGCCCCATATACCCATCTCTCTCTTTCATTGCAGGTATATTCATGCAATGGAACGCAACAACTCTACCTGCCTTAGTTATACGATACATTTCCCTAACAAGGTATTTAAATTGTGTATAAAATTCGCTATCATTTCGAGCGTTACCCATATCCCTATTACTATCAGAATAAGTATAAAGTGATGCGAATGGTGGAGAAAATACAGTAAAGTCAACGCTATCCGATTCTATACGGCTTGCAAGTTCAACACAGTCAGCATTGTGTATTTCAAATCGTTCTGACTTTGTAGAAACCTCGACATATTCTTTATTAATCTTTTTTACGTCACCATGAATATCTTTTGTGTTTATATCTTTCATATTTTTAACCATCTCCAGAGCCATTTTTTCGGCATCTTTTTCTTTTCTTTTAATATTCTCAACAACAGCACCTTCAATATCAGAAGTTACTATATGCACATTTACGTCTTCTTTTTGACCAAACCGCCAACAACGCCTAACGGCTTGATAATATTGCTCAAAACTATCTGATAATCCAAGAAATATAACATTGTTACAATTCTGCCAATTCATCCCCATACCTGCAATCTTTGGCTTAGTTACAATGTCTTTTATGTCACCAGAAGCAAATGATAACATTCTATCAGATTTCACATGGTCTTTATCTGAGCCTTGAATATTAATCATTCCATCAACCATATCACATACTTTCTTGGCTTCATCATTTAAGTTACACCAAACTAACCACTGTTTATCTGGATTATTGTTTATTATATCAACGGCTTTTTTGCATCTATCATCGATTGTATCTCGTCTTGCTGATTGACGTTCTGATAATGTTCTAGCTTCCATTTGGAATAAAAAATCACCAGTGCATTCAGTTTCAACAACAACCTGATTAACTTTTAATTCAGGTAATATAAAATTATCGTCAGAATAACCAAGGTCTGAAGGCTTGCGTATCATAACAGCCCATTTGCAAATCCACTCCCAGAAGTCCTCAGAAGCGTGACCTTTTAATCGCCATTTCTGAGTCTCACCGCCATCATGTATGAAAAACATAGCAAGCATCTCAGCGCGTGTCATATTTCCTAAAAACTCAGAATGATTACCAAGCTCCATAAAATCATTTGGCGCAGGTGTTGCAGTACATGCTAATCTAAAGTTAATTTCATACGCAAGTTCAATAATTTTATTCCTAATCTTTCCAGAGTAGTTCTTTAGAATTGAGCTTTCATCAAGAACGATCCCAGAGAATGTGGCATTTGATATTTCAAAGTGATCCATCTTCTCGTAGTTTGTTATATTGACACCTTTTTTTATTTCACTCATATCATTTGCATGGTTGACTTTAATACCAAACTTTGCACCTTCTCTTACGGTTTGCTCTGCAACAGCTAATGGTGCAAATATTAATACATCACCTTTAGCATACTCATGTACTTGGTGTGCCCACTCCAACTGCATTAATGTTTTACCCATTCCGCAATCTGCAAATATAGCTGATCTACCTTTGCGTAATGCCCACTTCACAATGTCACGCTGATAATCAAACATATTATTATTTAGTTTACTATCACATATTTCAAAACCTGTGAACTCGTTTTTAAATTGCTTTGATTTTAAAAATTCTTCATACTTCATAACTTTTTACCTCTCACTCTTAAATATTCACCTAAGTTACTGAAACCTGCTTCTTTTGCCTTTCGTCTTAATTCTTCTTTTTCGTTTTCAGTTACTCGGATTTGAATAACTTTGTTTTTCTTTTCTTGTTCCATTTTACCTCCTATTTTAGATTGTTTTATACTATTAGCGTATATACAATGTAATTACAAATCAATACAAATAAAAAGGCTATTTTAATCAATAAGCCTTTTGGGTGGGGTGGTTATTTTTCTCCAAGTATATGTTCAATTGTTCTATATTCGCGCTCGTCACATTCATTATCAACAGGAGTTTTCAACTTATAGCACCCTCTTGAGTTCTCCCACGAGTTCTCGCCTTCTGACTCTTTCAGGTGGTCGCAGTCGTTGCAAATTGAATTGTCGTTACTCATTTTTCAATCTCCTCGAATAAATCCGCGTGCAAGTCTTTTGAGTCCTGAACGCGTTTGTTTTTTATGTCTGTTTTAAGCAATTCTAACGTGTTTAGAAATGATTCCTTGTTGTGAACGCGACTGTCGAAAAAATGATTACCCACGTTTCTGAATGATAACTCATGAATCGACATTAAATCGAATATCATTTCCATCGTTTGGACTTCGTTGAGTTTAATCATAGTTTGTCCTGTCTAATTCTGGACTCCAAGAAATCAATAACTTTCAATTTCTCGCCTTTATTCAACTCTGAAAGTTTAAGCATTTCCGCAAAGTCGTTTAAAAGCTCAATTGCAGGATCGTTTGGCTTGGTGTTGAATGTTGGTGATAGCATCGGCTCATGGTTGTTAATATCGCGCCAGTCAGTACAATCTCCGTTGTCGTCGTAGCTTAATCGCGTTGCTATCTTGCAATCCATTTCTCCTATTCTGTTTGAACATTTCGCGCATGACTTTTCTTGCTTCTCTTTCATAAGGTCTACTCCGATTTGCATTACTTCATTATGTGTTTTTATCATTGATTTGTATCGTTCTGTTTTCTTGCAGTTTTCGCAGGTTACTTTTGTTGGGTCGATTGTTTCAACATTATCATTATCAACCGTTATACCGCATTCAGTTTTTGCCTTTGTGAAATCAAAAACGCTATTGCGTTTAAACAAGTGCACTTTACTCATTGTTATCACCTCTCATTTCATAATCATCAATTATAGAACCGTGTCGCTCCATCTTAGAGCGTAGTAGCTCACATTTCTTTTCGTGATGCAATTGCTCATCATTAAATCGCTGTTGTAGTTCTGGCAGCTTTTTCTTGCTGTACTCATATTGCTCTTTTGGGTTTACGATAAACATTTTCTTTCTCCTTTATTTGATTTGTAATTAAATCCAAATGCTTTCCAATTTTCACCATCAATAACATCTTTATATGATTTGGCTTTTTTGATTATCCATTCATTTAGGTTAGCGTTCTTTATCCCCATAATAAAGAAATCATCAACACCTTTGTCTTTTATTGTACCATCTGAATAAGTTGTGTATCGGCCGTTAACAATCACTGTAAGCGATGGATGGTAGCTCCCGATTTTAGTAATTATAACAATGTCACCAACGAATAATTCACTATCGCATGAGTCAATAATTGGTGTTTTTGTTCCACACTTTCCATTTAGGCAATTTCCACTGTAAACATTCATTTTCTTTCTCCTTTAAAATGGTGAACCTGTTGTTAAATCATTATAATGTGCGATTCCGACCAAGAACAGAACTACTATTACCACGGTCGAAAAAACAAACGCCATGTCAATAATCGCTGTTTTTGTTTTCTGTTTCATTTTAATATCCTTTTAAAGGTATGGTAATTGATCTGTTATATATTCTTTATTGCGTTCGCTTAAATCACGAAAGTCTATCTCGTGACCGTTCATAGTAATATACACATCAGACCAGTACCAACGCTTTCTGTATCCGCAGTCGTCATAGTCTTTACTTGCGCTGATCTCGATTTCGTTTCCGCTTATTGTGTGGCCTTGCATCTCGTTTCCTCCGTTATTTAATTAGTGTATGCTCTATTTATACATTGTTTATTTGGTTGTGTCAATATTATTTGTTATAATTTTCTATATTTTATTCGTTTTAATTTTTATTTGTACTTTCTTTTTGATATTGGTTGCAATTGTTTTGATAATGAATTAAGATATAAGCAGAGACAGGCAATTAAGCCAAAAACAAGGAGGTCTCAAATGCTTAATCTTCTTATGAGTAAAACTAAATCTTTTGTTGTATCTGAAAAACAAGGCTTAGACTTAAAGGTTTTTTGTCTTGAAAATGAATGCAATAACTTTCAAGAAATAATAGAATCAATTGGATTTGTTAGACGCGTTGTTGAGTTTAAGGGTTCAACTGAGGCATTTGGTATTTGGAATTTAAATGGATTTCAAATATCTTATCATGGTGAAAAAAAGTGGAGTTTATCTTATTAATAATATAGGGTGATTTAAAACTCACCCAACAATACAAAGGAGAAAAAATGAGCAACACAAAACTAAAATGCGCGATTGTCTACGCTGAGAAATCAGTATCAGGACTGGCGAAAGAAACAGGGATTCATGAGCAGACAGTCAGGCGGGCGATTAATAACAAGAATGTGACTGTAAATAATGCAATCAAGATCGCCAAAGCTTTAAATTGCAAAGTAGAAGATGTTTTTAGTATTAATGAAAATGGAGGTAAATAAGATGAGTAGTACATTGAATTATCCGAAGAATATAGAGGGTGAATTATTTTACTTTGAAGATAAATCAGAAGCAACAAGAGCGTATAATCTATCCATATCAAAAGAGAGAGAGAATTGGAGTTGTGTATTAAGTCTACTTTACGCGCATAATTTTGCGTTTGATAATTAAATTAAATAAGGAGAAGTAAGATGAGTAATGAAAGTAAAACGCATTTCAAGAAGGTATTTAATAGCCCTTATCTAAGCAGTTCTGATATTGTCGAACCAACAACGCTAACAATTGCAAGAGTTGTTATTGAAAAGGATAAAACCAAGAAAACAAAAGACTCATTTAACACTTGTTATTTCGTTGAAAAGGAGATACGACAAGGCGAGAAACTAAAGCCTTTAATTCTTAACGTGACCAACTCAAAGACTATTGCAAAGCTAGTTGGATCACCGTTTATAGATGATTGGGCTAACTCACTGATTACAGTTTATGTCGATCACAACGTAAAGAATCGCGGTCAAGTTGTTGATGGCTTGCGTATTAGTCCAGTTAAGCCAGTTATTGAAAAGCCTTGGTTAACCAAAGATGACAATCAAGGATGGATTAATGCTGTTCAATCATGTCGCGCTACTGGAAATCTTAACGAGGTTATTAAATATGTTAATCTATCAGAGGTAGATGCTAACCTTATAATACAAGAGGCTCAAAATGTTTAAATTTATTGACGTTGAACAAAATACAGATGAATGGTTCGCATTACGTGGAGGCAAATTAACAAGCTCTAAAATGGGTTGTGTTATGGCTAATCTCGGAAAGGCTTTTGGAGAACCTGCAAAAAAATACGCTGTCAATATCGCCATTGAGCAAATAACAGGTAATCCAATTGCCTCTACTTTTTCCAACGAGCACATGGAGCGGGGTCACGAACAAGAGCCTATAGCCAGAATGTTATACGAGCAACAAAAGTTCTGTAAGGTCACAAACGGCGGATTCTTTGAGTCTGATTTTATCGGATGTTCTCCAGATGGATTAGTAAATGATGATGGAGTAATTGAGATTAAATCCGTAATAGCTCCAGTGCATTTTGCATCAATTAAACGCGATACAGTTAATCCTGCTTACAAATGGCAATGTATTGCTAACCTTTATTTTACTGGTCGCGAATGGATTGATTTTGTTAGCTTCTGCGCAGACTTTCCAACTGGAAAACAATTGTTCATTCACCGCATGTTTAGAACTGAATACACAGAAGAATTTGAAATGATTGATGAGCGAATTGAATTATTCAAAATGCTTGTTGAAGGTTCAAAACTAATTATAAACGGTAAATAACAATTGTAGCACGAATAATCAATTTTAGTCGTGCTACATAATGGAGATTTAAAAATGTCAAAACCATACAAAACCAAGCCCCACAAATGCCGCGACTGTGGAACGACTAAACCTGCTGATTTTAAGCATAACAGGAAGAGCCAATGTTATACCTGCTACAAGAAGAGCCAATGCAAAGGAACTGCTCATGTTGAGGCTTATAAGGTAATGAGCACGGATGAGCAAAAAGAATTCGGAGACAATGCGACTAAGGTAATGCGTGAAAATTTAAGAATCAGAAGGGAGTTGCTTTATGGATAAGTTTAAATTTAGAGCATGGAATAATGAGTTAAAAAGTTACGGATATTTTAATATAGGTGGACTACCTAAATGGAAATCAGTAACAAGAGGCAATATGACTTATAATTATAGCGGTTTAAATTGTGCTGATATTGTTGAGCAGTCAACAGGATTAAAAGATAAGAATGGAAAGTTGTACTACGAGGGCGACAAATATATAGGATGTGATGGTGAGTTATATATCATAGATGACATACATGGTTTTTGTTGTTTTGAGGATGCTGAATCGTGCGAAATAATAGGAAATATCCATGAATAACGATTACTGGACAGACGAGAACGCAATTCCGCGACCGTATGAAATTGATTAATAAGTAAAGGAGAAAGAAATGATTAACACAATAACGAGTTACAGTGACGCGGAGCAATTAGCAGACTTTCAGAACGGTGTGCTGGCTTGGGCTGACTACATCGACCTGATTGAAGAGGGTTGTATTGACAAGCAGATAGGCAAAATCAAAGAAGAGGTTAACGAATACCAAGAGGCTATTAAAGCGGGCGACTTTGAACACGCAGGTGAGGAGCTTGCTGATATATTCGTGACTTGCATCGTGTCGGCTGAGCAGAATAATATTAAACTGATTGATTATCTTCACCCTGTAATTAAAAAACTGATATCAAGGCAAGATACAGGCCGAATAATAGACGGCAGTTTCATAAAATCTGAGGATTTGCCAAATGAATAGTTGCGACAAATGCTACCACGTCGAACAATTGCCCACAGGAGAATGTTATTGCACCGTGGATCTCGAAGATGTTGAATCAGATGACGTATTTGAGTGCTTTGTAAGTCGTTCAGAGATGTTTGATGATGAGAATATAATTGAGTTCGACGATTGACAAAAAAGCCCGTAGCGTTTAAACTACGGGCTGAATTTTAGTCATCGTCAGGATGTTCAGAAGATGCTTTGTTTAGCACCTTTTCCACGACTTCAAACAGTTTGTCATCGTGCTCATTTTCTGAGTCCTCAACGACCATTTCAATAACTGCCATTGCCACCTTATACACCAGATTCCACGGCAATAGTTTTAAGATTAATGATACATTCATTTTGACACCTCCTTTATTGTTTTAAGTTACGTTTGCTCAATCCTGCGAAATGCTGTGATGTGATTAGTTTCATTTGTTAACCAATCCGCTATCTTTAAGCTCATACACAATTTTCCTCAATTTTTGAGTATCAGTAGTTTTTCGCTTTTTGTGTTCATTCAAGTCAATCTGGAGTTTATCAATCCTGCGATGAACAATCTCTTTGCATTCGTGACACTCTTTCTTTGTTGAGAAGTCTTTTTGAATACCATTAACAACTTCAAGCACTGCATTGCGTATAGCTAACTTCACCACGTAATAACCGCATACCACAATACCTGCTATGATCGGCCAAAATTCAGCTATTAGTTGCATTGTTTTCATCCTGTTTATTTATCTCCTGCATTAATTTAGCATTGATTATTTATTTATCTATTGAATTACGTTCTTACGGGCATTCTCGCGACCGTCAAGAATTGTCTGAGGAATTGCTTCCCCTGTTTCTTGAAAGCGTATAATGTACCAATCAGTGTTTGAAAGATACGCCCGCTCCTGTGCGTTAATTGCTATCTGTGGATTGACTTCTGGCTCAATATAAAGCTCAATGTCATTTCCTTCGACTTCTGACCATTGCTGAACAATATCCTGCATTGAACCTGTCGAATTAACAGGGACGGACATATTAATTCCCTCCCCTGTTACCTGCCAAGTTTCACCGCGGTCAATTACTTTTTCAATTTTGTTTATATTCATTTTTTACCCTCCTATAGGTATGATGATAGTTTAATTAAATTAACATTATTCTTTAGTCTAGTTGCGTCTCCAATAACCAAGCCAGCGGCACCAGTGGTGTTTATTTGAATGGCGTATCCATCATTTGATGCGACAGATATACCTGTAATAGCAACGAGCGCTCCTGTACCTTTCGTTACTTCATAATTAGCAACGCTACCCAAATCAACAGAAGGAGTAGTTCTCATTTTATCAAAGGATATGTTAAAATTAGCATTGCTTGATGATATAACTTGTCCCACGTTTTTAGGGCTAATCTCCCTATAATACCTCTCACAATTATACGTCCCGTCAACCACGGCAGGAACCTTTATATACTTATCGCCTTCTATTAATTGAAATTCACCTATCTCAACTGTTCTTCCTTGTGTTTCTGTCCAGTTTGTTGAGTTTGTTGAAGTGTAATAAGCTCCAGCTTGCCAAGTATCAATACTTGATGTCTCGTAATTTCCCCTGTTGTCTCCTGCAATTGTTACCTGTAGACCCATTCCGTTGTCAATTTGATCAACAGTTCCTGCCTCTAGAGGTATTGTTTTATTTATTATTTCAGTAACGCCACTAATTACGGGGAACTCCACTATATATGAACGTGTTTGGTCACAGTTGTGTATTGCAATGCTTAATGTTCCAGTAAAATTTGTTTTAACTGGAAAAGCTATATTAATATTTTTGCCGTTCAGTTCGTAAACGCTTTTAGCTTCAAACCTTCTCATGTAGCAAAATACGCTATTCGTTCCAGTTAAATCATTAGCGGCTGTTATAACGCTCATTAGGTAACTAAACTGATTTAATAATTGACCGCGTGTTATATTTATTATAGAATTACCGCCAACAATAACAGCCCTAACCATATTAGCTGTAAAATATCCTAACTCACCGAACGTAATAGAGTAAACTGTTGCGTGATCCCATCGCTGGTGCGCTCCGTTAATTGCATAGTTCTTTAACTGCTCGGTCATCGCGTCTGCGTATTCATCATCGGTTTCCGCGTCATTAACTCTTAGAAACTTTCCAGCTTGTCCCGTTCTCGTACTAGGAGTGTCAGTAAGCCCTAGATATGTTGTAATTCCAGAACCACCACCTCCACCACCCGCAACATTGTTAGGAACGAAACCGCGTAAGTCTTTATAACCGTCTGGAAAGTTGTATGTTGTTGTGCCACCAGAGCGCCTGATAGTGAATCGAGCAATAAGAAAGCCAACACCTCTAAACTCGTTTGGAATTGAATAATCTGTGTAATTGGATAAGTCTCTAAGCGCATTGTCTTCTGAATTATAGCCGCCACTAGGCTTGTTTATAAAGATATGTGAAGGCTCTCCAGATTTATTTGCAACACCCCATAGAACCACGTTTGACCAGTCGTTGCTCCAGCTTGAACCGTCTGAATACGTTGTTATATCTCCAAGGCTTGACAATGGAGAGTAAAGCGTTGTTTCATCATTTGCAACGCGGAAAACATCGGAAATAGACGTGTCAAATGCAGGCACACTTTGTAGATGTAGTTGCCATGCTTTACCCGCAGTTACCGCTATAAAAGCATCACCAGTTAAGCCTGACAAAGTTGCCTCGCATCCGCTATCCCACTGACAATTCAACTGCCTCAAGCGTTCAGTCATGTGTAAGATATGCCCGTTGTTATCTTCTTTCTTAATGTGGTCATTTATGTTTTGATTTCTCAAAGCGCCGTATGTCTGAACTAAAGCAGGAGTTTCTAGAACGTCGTAGCTAATCCTGCAATGTTCAATTGATGGAAAGCCAGTGGATGATACGGTTAGAGCCTTTGTTGTGATTGGAATATACACAAAGTTCTTTTGTGTGTCACCTGCTACCGATGCACCTATAAGCTCAATAATTGCGGGAATTGTTGTGGTGTCAAATGTGTGAAAACCATCACTAAACAGGCATGTTAAATTCCTGCTATCATCTACATTCTCAAGCAGTCCTGTGATTTCTGAACCGTTACTTGTTATTGTGAAATTAAATGTTTCTCGA